CAATGGAGTCAGCGATGAGTTTAATAGGATACGTAAGACAAGTCAGACCTATTCAAGAGTCTCATGTCAATCATCTAGATAAGATACAAAATCTATATTCCTTATATGAAGGCAGTTCTCTTAATAGAAAGGAATTGATAAAACCAGCGGGCAAAGGCCCAAATACAGGTGTTCCTAGAATAGAGATATTTGCAAACAAAATTTCAAAAGGTGAAGAACATATGCTTGATGACGGTACAACTATTGTCATTAAACAAATTACTATGGATGGTAAAACATATGCTTCAAAAGATATGAAATCTATGGTAACAGATTTTGAAGATGCTACAAAAATTTCAATAACTGATCCTGCTACTGCTTGGGGAGATATTGCAAAAACACCAGAATATGGTGGAGAAGGGGGCGGAACAAAAATATCTACAAGTACTCAAGAATTAATGACAGCAACAATTGTATTGTTGGGTAAGAAATATAATTCTAAAAAAATTACAGTGGAAGATGCGGCAGAAATAATTAAAGCCGCAGAAGGAAAATGGGATGCAGTTGAAGGATCAAAAGGTAAGGAAAAACTTTTAAAACAATTTGCAAATAATTGGTATGACCTTGCAACAGCAGTATCTTCTGCAAATGCTATATTAGATATGGTTCCAAATCCAACAAAAGTATATTGGACAGGTCAATCGTGGCATGATGATATAAAAATATTTAACCCTGATATTGTGGGAGTTAAAGATTATAATTCATCTGATATTGTTGTATCTGATGGAAAAAAATTCTGGGGGCTTTCTTTAAAGAAAAAAGAATCTAGAGATTCCACTGATCCAACTTTAATTAATAAACCAATCTCAGGGAGTAAATCATTTTTAAAATCTTTAATATCTGATGAAGGAATGTCACAAGCAGAATTAGATAGTATTGAAAACAAGAAAAACGAATTTTTTACCAATATTATTGCTTCTTATTTGATTGCTCCAGAAAATAAAAGAACAACATATAAAAATCTTAAAACAATGAGAAGTGCAGTTGCTGTAGTTAAAAAATTAGATGATAAAAAACGTAAGGAAGAAATAGGAAGAATACCTAACAAATTTGTTAATACACAATTAACAACAGAAGCAAATCTTTTTTGGAAAGAAGTTGATAAAGTTTTAAAAAGTCATGCTGAAGAGTTTATGGTTTCTTTCATAAAACTTGTATTTAGATATGAACTTAAAGATCATTTGGAAGACCTTATTGCTCAGGGTAAGACGTTTGAGTTTTATCTTCTCACAGGTATTGGAAAACGTGTGGGTGATGAAATTGGTATTGAACCAGCAGATGTAAAAGATTTACCGTCAACAGTTCAAGCATTATCAAGAATATTTAGAAACCCATCAGCTCTTAATTTAGGAGACACTCCTGGCAGGAAACTTCCTTGGGAAGTTGACTTAAATGCTGTAGGAACAAAAAAACCACCAGCAAAATTATTTTATACCATATTTTACGGTAAAGCTCCACTATTAAATTTAGAAATACGATATAAAGGTTCTAAAACAGTGGAACCACAATTTCAATGTACTGCAACTCCTGTATTCAAAACTTTAATGAAGGTTAAAAAATGAAAACATTTTTAAAATTATACGAAGAAATGGATTGGGAGCCTACTCACCAAAAAAGTATGTCAGAACTTATTTTTGATACTCCCGATATAGGACAGACAAAATCTGTAGCTGATAATATGTGGATGCCTATGTCTAGTGGTTTATTCAAAAGAGTAATGCCTAATATGGTCAAGGCTACAGTTTTTCACGTAACAGGTCTTGAGGAACAAATAGACCAATTAATTAAGATACAAAATTCAAATAAATCTATATCTACTTTTGCAAATATGAACGCTAATCGAATCAGAGCAGGAGTAGAAGGTGGTAGTGGTCTTGTTGTTGAGATAGAGGGAAATGTTCTTGCTTCTGCGAGAGAAGATATTATGTCAATTCCAGAAACTTCTGGTAGAAGGATGATAAGTTTTAATTGGTTTAGAGGCTCTTGGGGNGATCGAAATGTCGATCAAATAGAGAAACAATTAATTGTTCTTTTGAAAGCACTCATTAAGAAATATGCTGGTGCATTTGGTAAACCATCAAAGGTTGCTGGTGATTGGGAAAAATGGATGGCCATAAGAGCCGCATACGTAGAAGATAAAGTTAAAAACAGGTCTGCTGGTAAAGTTATGCAAAAAATTATCAAAGACTATTTGGATGGAATTGAAAGAATATACAAAAAGAATGCTAAACAAGTACAAAAAATATTAACTAGTTATATAGGAAGTCGTTCTACTAATGATGAGTGGGATGAGATTGTAGTAGACCAGTTTACAATTAAAAAATTGTATATAATTGAAGATTCTAATGCAATTGAGTTTGTATTACCATCAGAATATGTAGAGGGATGGGGAGAACGTGTATCTAATAAGTATCCAGATTTAGACATACAATTTATAGGCGGAAATGCAATGGAACAATATATTATAGGTGTTACATTTGCAGCTACAGGTAGGTAATAATATGATTAGTTTTTTAGAACTTACAGAAGACAAAGGTGGTAAGAACCTTCACCTAGAACATCTAGAAGATGAGATACTCAACTATGGTGTTGATGGTGGTCGTGCTGCTCTTAACTTTCTACGTTCTCTCAGAGATATGTTAGCTGGTGGTAGTCGTAGTTCTGTAAACATGACAGTTAAGTGGGACGGAGCTCCTGCAATTTTTGCTGGTGTAGAACCAGAGACAGGTGACTTCTTTGTTGCAAAGAAATCAGTATTCAATGTAAGTCCTAAACTATACAAGACATCCAAAGAAATAGATGATGATTTATCTGGAGCTCTTAACTCTAAATTTAAAGTTGCACTCAAAGAATTTTCCAAGTTAGGTATTGAAGGTGTTCTTCAAGGTGACTTAATGTGGACTGATGATGTAGAAACAGATACTATTGATGGAACAAGTTATTATACATTCCAACCTAATACTATTGTTTATGCAGTTCCTACAAATAGTGACTTTGGACGCAAAATCAGAACATCAAAGATAGGTATTGTTTGGCATACTACGTACTCAGGCACTACTCTACAGGGAATGAAAGCATCATTTGGTGCAGATATATCTAAACTAAGTAAACCTTCTAGTGTATGGATGGATGATGCAACATACAAAGATACATCTGGTAAGTCTACCTTTACTGCAGCTGAGACAGAAAAGATTACAAAAACTCTGTCTGAAGTAGGTAAGACTTTTCAAAAGATTAATGCAAATAAGTTAAGGTCATTTCTAGTACTGCAAGGTCAGATGACAGGAACACTTGCTGGTGCATCACTTAAAACTTATAACAACTCTAAGGTTCGTGCTGGAGAGAAAATTAGTAATCCTGCCGCACACGCAAAAGGTTATGAGAAGTGGGTTTTTGATTCTATAAAGAAACAGATAGATAAAGTAAAATCTCCAGCTGGTAAAGACAAATATAAAAATCAACAAAAAGAGTATATGCGAGAAGTTAGAAAACATACTACAAATTTAACACAGATTATTACCTTTCAAAATTCATTAGTTGATGGTAAAATGCAGATTGTAAAAAAACTAAATAGTGTTAAGCAATTGACAGATACTTTTATTAAAACTAAAAATGGATTTAAAGTAACTAACCCAGAGGGTTTTGTTGCAATTGATAGAGTAAGTGGTGGTGCTGTTAAACTAGTAGATCGTATGGAGTTCTCGTTTAATAACTTTACTGCAATAAAGGCATGGGACAAATGAAAACATTTAAAGAATTATTTGAAGTTATGTCGGTACAGACTCGAAAGAAGATGGGTCGCCGTATGGCAAAACTTGCAAAATCTCCAGCATTTTTATTTAAAAAGAAAAAAGCATTGCTTAAGATGCGTAATCCAGCAAAACTTCATATGGCTGCTAGAAAGAAAACCATACAATCATTTAGAGATAAATTTTATCCATCATATGCTGAAATGTCTTTACAACAAAAAGTTAAGATTGATCAACTTATAATGAAAAAATATGGTTCTAAGATAGATAAGATATCTAAAAAGATGGCAATGAAATTAAAAAAACAAGAAATAGAAAGAATTAAAAAAGCTAGAGAGAATAAACCAGATGCGTAATTTCAAAGATTTAATTGAAGCTAGAGGTGATACAGCAGTTTTTACGTTGGGTAGATTTAATCCACCTACAACTGGTCATGAAAAGTTAATCAAGAAAATGGATGCTGTTGCAAAANAGAATAGTGCTCCAATGTATGTGTTTCCTACACACTCAACAGACCCAGCAAAGAATCCATTACCTCATGGTTTAAAAGTTGCATATATGAAGAAGATGTATAAAAAGTATGCAAAAAATATACAAATATCTAAAGCACGTAATGTCTTTGAAGTTGCAAAAGTATTACATGACAAAGGACATAAAGCAATCATAATGGTTGTTGGTTCTGATCGTGTTTCTGAGTTTAGTGCTCTTTTAGACAAATACAATGGTGTAGAATCCACACACGGTTATTATGGTTTTGATAATATTGAAGTTGTCTCTGCTGGAGAACGTGATCCAGATGCAGAAGGTGTATCTGGAATGTCTGCATCAAAGATGAGAGCTGCAGCTGCAGANGGNGATAANGATTCATTTTTACAGGGAGTTCCTTCTGGTTTCAAAGATGGTGAAAAACT